GAGTATGTAGTCCGTAGTGTCTTGGTTGCCGGGTGGCGCGCCCAACACTCGGAGATCGATCGTGATGTCCGCTGTTTGGTTATTGAACGCACTGAAAGTAGGAAGCTCAATGAATACAGTAAGAGGTCGAGCGTTCCGAGGGTCAGTGACCGGCACAAGGCCGAGAGCTGTGATCGTCGCTGAGACAGCGTCAATCGTGTCTGTGAAGATGCCTGCCATCTCATGCCACTTGCGATCTCTTGATGCCGAGCAACTGGTTGATTCGACCCATTGAAGCGACAGGTGCGCTGATGTTCATGTCTTGGAAACTATTGAAGGAGTCCAAACTTCCGCGCTCTCGATACAAGCTCGCAGCCATGAGCACGACTCCAGCTTTTACTGCAGCATCAGGGACGGTCGTGAGACTGTCGTGATAGCCGGCCTGAACTCTGCGTTTGAACGACCATGCATTTGAGGCGTTAACTGATGAGGTCATGAAGGCTGTGTCGTTGGCGGTCGCTCCGCTAATGCCGAGAAACTCGGTGAGATCGCTAACTGTGATCCATGTGCAGGTCTGAGTCCAGACGAGCGATCCGACAGGATCTGCAGCTGAACGATCAAGGTCGTCGCCGACATCTTGAAAGAGGAGCTGGTTCGGAATGATGACATCCGAGTCGTAGAGATAGTCCCCTTCTTCATCAATGCCGATGAACAAGTAGGTCGGAACTGCAAAGACGATGTGTGAGCCGTTGAGCCCATGTCCGAGGCCTGAGAGCGTGATCGTTTGACCGATAGCGATATCAGTGTTTTCGAGAGTCTGAACGACAGCAACATCTGACAGACGCTGGTGATGCGTAACTGTAAAGGTTGCCATCGTTCAGATCTCTCTCTTCGTCAATCGGATCAGGCGCGCTTAACGAACTTCGTCGCGTCAATCATTACGGAGGAAAAGTACCCTCTGAACTTTATGACCCGACCGAGCGCACCGTCTGCAAGTTCAACACTGACGGCTCCGCGTTGCTGTTCCCAGCATTCGAAGCCAGTGCTGTCACCGACATAGAGGTTCTTTCCGCCTGCAGCGACTAAGTTACGGTCAACTACGAGCGACAAGCCGAAAGCGTTGCCGTTAAAAGTTGAGGCCGATGCGCCGGTACCGACTGCGTTCTGTGGGCCAACATTCGGGAACAACGGACGACCAGCGTCGTCCACAAGTGCGCCGAGCGACGCGTAATACGCAGGCGACATCACGAGCACATTCGGCAGGTTGCCGTTTGAGTTGGTCAAGATCTGCTCTGCTGAGTTGTAGATGAACGAAACCCAATCGGCAGGTGTTGATCCTGAGGTCAATGCTTCAGTCTGGGTAACTCCTGCTTCAAATGTTGCACAAGCTGCGACATCAGTGGCGTTCGCGTAGATGCGTGCCATGTCGTCAATCAATGCACCGAGAACCTCGGGCGAGGTGAAGTCCATTGACTCTTCGGACAAGTTGACATAGCCACCATAGAGGGCCTTCGTGATTTGGATGTCGTCCACGACGAAAGTGCCTGAATCGAGTGCGACGAGTTCGCCGTTGGATGCGCCGATGGTCGTGTGTGTGGTGACTTTCGGACGGATGAAGACCTTGCCGGATGCTGGCATCTGGCGGACTCCCATTGCGGTGATTAATGGCCTGTAGTTAGCCACGAAATTATTGTAGATAGGAGACACGATCGGCACTGGCAAGATGCCGGGTGTGTCGGTCGAGGTCACATTTGGTGCAGCTGCGACGATGCGCTGGTTGAACTCAGCGAACTCAGATCCGCCTGCAGCGAACTTGATCATGTATTCCGCAATGGTGGGAAGCTTGAATTCGCGCTTCGGTGATGCGTACTGGATGGGGGCAGTGGGAACTGCTGCTTCGATTGCTTCTGACATTTCATCCTCCTCGGATGGTTGGGTTGGGGTTGGTATTTCTTCTTCTTCGTCGGGTGCTTCCTCTTCGGGTGAAGAGGCAGCGACTGAATAGACCTGAGCTGATTCGTAAGCTCCGACGGTGACGACCGACAGTTCCACGAACTTAGCCTCAGAGACCTCTAGAGTCCCGTCTGCGAGGCGTTTGAACTTGGTTGGCACTGCGCCAACACTGACGGAATCTAGAGCGCCATCAGCGAGCAGTGCGAGAGCGTCATCGGCAGCTCTGGTCGCGCTTAACTTGGCGACAAACATCATGCCCTCAGCGGTTGATACTCGCTCGGTGACTCGTCCGATGACGCGTGTCTCGTCGTGATATTCAAGGAGCTTCGGCATCGGGCCATCTTCGGGAAGTGAGCCCTCAAGGAATACGACCGATTCTCCACCGGAGAGAGTCGCTTTGACATTCCAAGGAACGGCGAGGCCTGTGATCTGGCGTGATGGTTCGCCATCGGCGGAAGCGTCAAGTGTGATCTGTTGAGCAGTAAGTCGAATCATGAGGGCATCTCCTGAGGGGTTCGCATAGAGGCAGGTTCTTCAATGTCAATCTCTGAGCGATTCATTGCAACATCTTCTATCAGATCGTCGGTGTCAAACTCCACGAACCTATTACGCGGAAGAATATCGGTGGCGCTGAGAGTCTCTTGAATGCAATCCATGTAGAGCTTCGCGCCGAGCAGATAGAGATCCTGCTTGGCCTGTGTCGCGTTGGAATAATTGTAGCCGGAAATCCCGATTCCTAAAAGGTACGCAGGGACACCGATTGCTCGAGACAGTTCAAGTGCACTGAAGTTTCGTGCTTCTACAAGCTGGAGTTTGCTGGGGTCTGTGTCAAATTGTTCGTACTTGACAGCCGAGTTCAATGCGCCGACAGCGTTCACGCGTCGCGCATTTGACCATGCTGCAGCGAGCTCACCAAGTGACTCAGCGTCAAGAGGTTCAGACGAGTCGGTCTGCTGTAAGTATCCAGCGACGATCTCATTGGAGGCGAAGCGTTCAGCGGAGCGATCCAATTTAATGGCGGTCTCTAGGACTCGGCGACCTGTCCAGAGGAACCCTTGAACGGGAGCGAGGAATTGGATGACATCTTGTGTCGGAATGTTGATCCCGTTGAATGTGATCTGGTTGGATTTTCCGAAGAACTGCGGACCGGGCTGATCCAATGTGTCCACCATCTCGCAGGGCATCCACTGGAAAGCGAGAGGCCGTCCAGTAGCAGAGCTGCGTGATGTCACATACAGGAAAGCGCGTCCGCGCATCATGAGATCCATGCACAGATTCGACATGACAAAGTTACGCGTCAGGGTTGGATCTGGGGTGTCCATCCATGATTCGTTCTCAAGATAGATCTTTTCGTACCGTTCGCCGTTGAACTGTGTCGTGTAGTGGCGGAGGGGAAGTGAGCCGACGAGCGAGATGATCATCTGTGTCGCTCTGGATACGGTTGGCACAGACAAGGCCAGCTCTGAAGCCGCCCCGACGGTGTAACTCCAAAACTGGCCCAGTCCGCTTTGTGAGGCAGAACCTGCTGCAGCTTGAAGCGGTGCGTGTGCGAACGCGGGGGTCGCGTCTTGCTTCTTACTTCCGAAGAGTGCCATCCCTCGGATTCTCTCAGACTTTTCGGAGCGTGTCCACGAGGGTCAGCCGAAAGCCATCTGAGGTTTCGCTGATGCTCTCGGTCGTGATGTGAGCATGATTCCCCACACTGAACATCGGGCGAGCTCTATCGGGCCGGGTGACTTTTGCGAGCTGAGCACGATCGCTCCGCCAGTCTTGACTGCTACTGCTCGAGCGAAGTGTTCGGACAGTGCAAGATCTCCAGTGTGGCGAACACGATCTTCCACGATCATCGCACGAGCTGCACCTGTCCACTTGATCAGTTCCGCATAGCCGACGATCGTCATCCGCCGGCGAAGATCTGGAGGGCAGTGGATCTCCAGCGATGGAGTGCACGCAAGCTTGACTGACGCGTCCGACATTCGAGTCACGACTTCGGCCCACATCTGTTGAGCGGACTCCACGACAAACTCGGTCGTCACGATCACGCGCGTCCCGTCGTACGCGCAACCAATCCCGACATAGCGTGACTCGTCAACCGATGAGTCAATAACGAGCCACTGGATCGGAGGCATCGGATCAACGCTCTTGCGGTCGTTCCACAGGTTGATCGGGAGATAGGAGTTGGTG